ATGGTATCAGCCTGTATCGAAATCGAAACAACAAGAGATATTGCCCGTCAAATCTTACGCCACCGCTCATTCTCATTTCAAGAATTTAGCCAAAGGTATGCCGACCCAACTAAGGACTTGTCTTTTGTGGTTCGAGAGGCAAGACTCCAAGATCCCAAGAATAGACAGAACAGCATAGACACTGACAACCTGGCAATTCATGCGCTATGGGAAAATCATCAGAAGAGAGTTATTGAACAAGCAATGTCTGCTTATGAGTGGGCAATCAATAATGGTATTGCTAAAGAACAGGCGCGAGCTGTACTGCCTGAAGGTTTAACTATGTCACGAATGTATATGAATGGTACACTACGTTCGTGGATACATTACATTCAATTGAGAAGCGCGAATGGTACTCAGAAAGAACATATGGAAATTGCTAAAGCATGTGCAAGCGTGATCGCCGAGATCTTCCCTATGTCTGAGACTTTTGTAGAATAAGGATAATAAAAAATGCCAAGAGAACATTTGGGCGTCAAGATTGACGTTAAGAGAGACAGACACCTCTCAGAACAGGGGTTTAAACTATTACAAGATTATTACTGTCGCAAAGATGAGAAAACACCACAAGAAGCATTCGCTCGTGCAGCAGTAGCATATTGTGATGGTGATATGGAATTAGCGCAGCGTGTCTATGATGCTGCTTCTAAGGGTTGGTTTATGTTTTCGTCACCAATCCTTTCTAACGCACCGCTTCCAGGTGAAAAGGCGAAGGCACTACCAATCAGCTGTTTCTTATCTTATGTTCCTGACTCTCTTGAAGGTCTTATTGACCACACTTCTGAACTTCGTTGGCTTTCTGTTAAAGGTGGCGGTGTGGGCGGTCATTGGTCTGATGTTCGTTCCGTATCTGATATCGCTCCTGGTCCTATTCCTTTTCTTCACACAGTCGATGCTGATATGACGGCATACCGTCAGGGTCGTACACGCAAAGGCAGTTATGCTGCATATATGGATATTGATCACCCTGACATTATCGAGTTCCTGCAGATGCGTATCCCAACAGGTGACGTCAATCGTAAGAATTTAAATTTACACCACGCAGTAAACCTAACAGATAAATTTATGGTTGCTGTTCAGTTTGGTGATATGTGGGAATTGAAAGACCCAGATACAGGTGAAGTTCGTGATGAAATGCCAGCTCGAAAGTTATGGGAAATGATTCTTGAAACTCGCTATCGTACTGGCGAACCATACATGAACTTTATTGACACTGCGAATCGTGCATTACCTCAAGCGCAGAAAGACTTGGGTCTAAAGATTCATGGTTCAAATTTGTGTAACGAGATTCACTTAGCAACCAACGAAGAACGCACCGCAGTTTGTTGTTTGTCTTCACTTAATATGGAGAACTATGATGATTGGAAGAATACGTCGCTTGTTTCTGACCTTATTTGTTTCCTTGATAATGTTCTTCAGTTTTTCATTGAGCACGCTCCTGATACTATCTCTCGTGCACGATATTCTGCAGAACGGGAGCGTTCGTTAGGTTTAGGTGCTATGGGTTGGCACTCATATCTACAGAAACATAACATTGCTTGGGAATCAGAAGAAGCATTAGAACTCAACAAAAAAGTGTTTGAGTCTGTTCAGTTAGATGCTATCGCGCAAACAAAAATTCTTGGTAAAGAAAAGGGTGAAGCACCTGACATGAAGGGTACTGGTCGCCGCAACGCACATATGCTTGCTATCGCACCGAATGCTAACAGCTCTTTAATTGGCGGAACGTCACCGTCTATTGAACCATGGAAGGCGAATGCATTTACTAGTCGTACAAGAGCTGGATCTCACCTTACTAAAAATAAATATCTGGAGGCAGTTCTTGACGGATATAATAAAAACGACGATCGTACTTGGTCTAGCATTATCACTAGTGGTGGCTCTGTCCAACATCTGGACTGGATGAGCGATCACCATAAGGCAGTGTTTAAAACAGCAATTGAGATTGATCAGAACTGGCTAGTCAAACAAGGCGGTGATCGCCAGAAATATTTGTGCCAAGGTCAATCATTAAACCTTTTCTTCCCTGCAGGAGCAACCAAATCATACCTACATAAAGTGCATTTTGATGCTTGGCGATATGGCTGTAAGGGGTTATACTATTTAAGAACCGAAACAAGCAACCGAGCTGAGAACGTAGCACAGAAAATTGAACGTGATGCTCTAAAAGATTTTAACGCTGAACAAGAAGAATGTACTGCTTGTCACGCATAGGAGAATATAATGTCAGAATATGATGGTGTAATTAAAAGAGATATGATGGAACGCGAACTAATGGTTCATCTACCTGAAGAATTGTTAGAAGAACTTGGTTGGCGAGAAGATGACCAAGTTGAAATTGATGAAGTTGATGGTTGTATTGTAATTAGAAACGTGGAGTGATAATGCGAATCGAACTCAGTAAAGCAGATATCAAAGCCATTATCGATATGGTAGGATCGTCACCCAACTATGATGCAGAATTTAAAGAGTCATTGCTAAATGAACTAAGAGCAGCATTAAGTCTAGAACAAATTGTTGATGAAGAGGAAAAATAATAAATGTCACCATCACAACCGCAAATCGAAATTTACTCAAAGGATCAGTGTCCTTTCTGCGACCGTGCTAAGGCATGGTTTCAACAACACGGATTTACTTACACGGAACATAAGTTATATAATGAAGAGCAGATGCTTGCGTTCCAACAAAAGTGTCCAGGTGCACGCACAGTACCACAAATTCTAATTGATGATAAGAACATCGGCGGTTACGATGATCTGATGAAGATGACAGGTCAACTGCTAAAAAAGCAGGGTGGTCTAATGGAGTGGTCGGAGACCTATAAACCTTTCCACTATCCATGGGCAGTAGAGATTACTACTCGTCACGAAAAGGCACACTGGATTGAGGATGAGATTGACCTCAACGAAGACGTTACTGATTGGAAGGGTGGTAAAGTTTCCAATACAGAAAAAGAATATATTACAAACATCCTTAGATTGTTTACACAATCTGACGTAGCAGTAGGTCAAAATTACTATGATAAGTTTATTCCGAAAATCAAAAACAACGAGGTGCGTAACATGCTCGGTTCTTTCGCCGCTCGCGAAGGGATTCATCAACGTGCTTATGCTCTGCTTAATGATACTCTCGGGTTACCAGATTCTGAATATCATGCTTTTCTAGAATACAAAGAGATGACCGACAAGGTTGACTTTATGATGGAAGGTGATGCTAATACGCAACGTGGGCTTGGTCTTACACTTGCTAAGTCTGTATTCAACGAAGGTGTTGCGTTGTTCGCTTCGTTCGTTATGTTACTCAACTTCCAACGTTTCGGTAAGATGAAAGGCATGGGTAAAGTTGTAGAGTGGTCAATTCGTGACGAATCTATGCACGTTGAGGGTAACTCTAAGTTGTTTAAAGCATTCTGCGCTGAGCATGCTCGTATCGTTGATGATGAGTTTAAGAAAGAAATCTACACAATGGCAAAGCAAGCAGTCAAACTAGAAGATAAGTTTGTTGACCTTGCTTATGAGATTGGCGAAATTGAAGGATTAAATGCTGAAGAAGTTAAACAGTATATTCGCTACATTACTGATCGCCGTTTGCTACAACTTGGTTTAAAACCAAACTATGGTGTAAAAGATAATCCACTTCCATGGTTGGAGTGGGTGTTAAATGGTGCTGATCACACAAACTTCTTTGAGAACAGAGTAACTGAGTATGAAGTTGCTGGTTTAAAGGGTGGATGGGACGAGGCATATTCGTAATAAATAGAATAACAAAACAACGGAGAATTACTTATGTCTGAAATCGTATACGAACTTGTATGTGATTCATGTGGAGCCGACTACGAAATCAATTATATTGATGGCATCACCAATCACAACGAACCAATGTACTGTCCATTTTGTGGGGCGGACGTTGATTTAACTGATGTCGAAGAAGATCTAGATGAAGATCTTGAAATCTTTGATGAGCTTGACTTCGAAGACGGAGAACGATAGCTACGAAAATCCTTGGCTATTCAATAACAAACCTTTTACGTCTAACGACATAGGTAACTTCGCTGGTTTTGTTTATGTTATTGAATGTCTACATGATGGTAAACTTTATATTGGTAGAAAGTATTTCCACTCAATAAGAAAGGTCAAGGGTAAATCTAGAAGACAACGCAAAGAGTCTGATTGGAAAACATATTATGGTTCTAGTGATTTTTTAAAAGAACTTGTTAAAGAACACGGAAAGGAAAATTTCCGCAGGACCATTATGTCTCTGCATACAACACAAGGTGACTGTAACTACGAAGAAGTGCGTCAACAATTTCTACACAATGTGCTTGAAGACGAACGCTTCCTTAATGAGAACATCAATGGTAAGTGGCATCGTAAACCACAACACATTGTAGACTCAAGAATGGTAAATGAAGAATGCTCATATCTAACTCTCGAAAATTTGTCTTTATCAAAACAAGAAAAGTAGGCGGAAGCTCGCTTGAAAAATATATTATCGACAATCACTTCGACGAATCTATTGATCAGTGCACTGGCTCTACTGTTGATAATGTTCCATGGTATAATCTCCCTGACGGTTCTCGCGGTCATATGGATTGGAATACAATCGTTGCTTTAAATCCTAAAGTTAAAGAGTACAAAGTGTTCACTATTGAACGCAACCCATGGGACAAAGTTGTTAGTCAATACTTCTTCTTCCGCGATAAGATCGGAAGAATTCCTAAGAATATGACATTCAGTCAATTCGTCAAAACTCGAGACTTCCCTACTGATAAATCCAAATATGTTGATGGCAATCCACTTATTATTAAGTGGGAGCATATGGAAGATGATCTTGTTTTACTGTGTCGAAATTGTGGATTTGAGTTTGACGTGCAGAAGTTTAGGAGTTATAATTTAAAGTCGGGATTAAGAAAAGATAATCATTATAGCGAAATGTATACCGATGAAGATATCGAGATTGTTCGCAAAGCATTTAAATGGGAAATTGAGAATTTAGTATATGAGTTTGAAGATCGTAGATGATATTAGCGGCAACCAACAGCGATTAAAGTATGATCCATTTATGCTTATCGTTGATCAAACGGTTCGCTGTAATGAAGCATGTTATTTCTGTTGGCGTGCTGATCCAAAGAAAGTAAAGGAACAAACTAAGAAAGCAGAGGGTGTGTATGACATGCCGCTCGAGCTAGTCAAAGAGATTGTTGATCAGGGCGCACGTATTCCTTCGTTGCATACCTTTAATGTTTGTGGACCAATGGGTGATCCAACGATGGTTGGTGACATGGTAGAACGTGGGCGCTATGCGTTACAAAAAGGTTTTCAGAAAACAATGATGAATACCAACGCAGTTGCTCTAGACAAACACGATCCTGAAGATTTACTGCGAGCGTTTAATGAAATTAAAGTATCACTAGATACACTTGATGCTGATAACTACAAAGAGATTCATGGTAAGCCACACCTCGAGCGTGTGTTAAAAAACATTGTGAATTACTGGGAACTAAAGCAGAAGAAGGGTATTCCTGGAAACTTCAAAGCAAAGATTACACTTAATCCTAAGAACGAGCCAGAGGTTGAAGACTTTAAAGCATGGGCAGAAAAGACTGGCGTTCCTATCGAGTGGAAACACATACACTCATTCGTTGACATTATGCCTGAGTATGGTAATGATGTTGGTATGAAGTTATGTGAGCAACCATATAAAACTATTAACATAAACTTTAAAGGTGAGCTGACAACTTGTTGTATTAACTATAAGTTGGATCCAGTGTTCGGAAAGGTTGGTGTTGATGGTGACATTAAGAGTATTTGGGAAGGCGAGAAGTTTGAGCAGTGGCGAGCTGCTAGAACAGATGATATTTGTAAAGGATGCGCAGGACTTGGTGGTCGATTAAGAAGGGCAAACGAACTTATGCCAGAGTATGAAAGAATGGGCGAGATTAAATTTAATGAGCGATACTGATAGAATTCAACTCTATGTTGGCGTAGCACCTAATGGTGAAGATGCCGAAAGTCAAATGGTGCTTGAGTACACTGCTCGTAAGCATAGCTCCTTGCCTATTGACATCTACTGGATGAAACACAACGGTCTATTCAACTCTATGTGGGGTGGATGGAACAGTAAAACTTGGTCAACTCCATTTTCTGGCTTTCGCTGGGCAATTCCTGAGGCATGTGAGTTTAAAGGTCAGGCGATCTATATGGATAGTGATATGATTATCCTCGGCGACCTTGCTGAACTGTGGAACAATCCATGGGAAGATGGTAAGATTATTCAGATGAAAGGTGACTGGCGCACCTGCGTTGCTAAATGGAACTGCGAACGTGCTGGTCAGGTATTACCGCTTGTTGAAGCAATGAAAAAAGAACCATATGCTCATCAGCAGTTGTTTAGTGGACTTCAACAAAACCCTCAGTTGGTTCAATTATTTGATCGTCAGTGGAATAACTTTGATGGTGAAAACGATCCGCTTGACGAAATTAAAATTTTACATTATACTGATATGAGTACGCAACCTCATGGCAAATATGCTTTTGCTAGATTAGTTTGCGAAGATCGCGAGCATTGGTTTGATGGTGAGTTTAGAGATCATCGCCGCAAAGACGTACAAGATTTATTCGATAAATACTACGAAGAAGCACTTGCAGTTGGTATGAGTGTGTACGATTATTACTCTAACGACCCAGCAACATGGATTGAGTATGAAAAAGAACCGCAGAAAGGTTATACTGCGAGCAATGGTTTTGATGTTACAAAAGGTGAATGATGGAAAGATATACACTACCAGTTGAGAAAGACGAAGATGGTGAGTTGATGCTCACCTTCCCAGACGAATTAATGGAAGCCATGAACTGGAAACCTGGAGATGTTCTTGAATGGACTGATAGGGGTGACGGCACATGGTCTCTAGAGAAATTAACTTAAAGGCAAACTGATGGAACTTAAAAGAATAGGAAACTTGTACGGAGTTATACACCCGAAAGAAAGCGTAATGGCTGCTTGTGATGCTGAGTATTTTATGCAGCATGCTGCTCCGTTCGTGTACTCTCTTGATGCTATTGGTAAGAACGCACACATTCACGTTGTAAATCCAACTCAAGAAGTTATGAGTCTTGCTGCTATTTTATATGGCACAACTAAAGTTGATGTTGGTTTTACATTTGAAACTATTGACTTCAGTAAAACAACTGCAGAACAGCAAAGAACATACTATGCGAGCTTCCGTTTCCTAACAGCACCTGTATTCTTGCCATACTTTAAGAAGATGTT